CACAGCTGGACGGGAAGCGCAGCATGGTCATCTCCACAGCGGAGGCCTTGACCAAGCTGACGGTTCCCCGGCTGATGTACGACGACGAGGAAGATCCGAACCTCGTGGACAGCACCCAGGATTACCAGTCGGTAGGAGCGTACTGTCTCAACCACATGAGCAACCGCACCGTGCAGACGATGTTCCCGGTGGGTCGGGGCTTCTTCAAGCTGGACCCCACCAGCGAAGTCAAGAAGCTAGCCGAGAGCCTGGGCGTCGATGAGACAGGTACAGCAGGCGCCCTGACCAAGCACGAGCGAAGCGCCGTGAAGGCACTGGATGCCAGTGGTCAACGCCCCAAGATCACACGTGCCGTGAGCTTGGCACTGGCCACCGGCAACAGCCTGATCGTGGACGCAGGTGATTCCTTGATCGTGCACAACCTGCGCAAGTTCGTGGTTCGCCGCATGAAGCGGTCAGGCAAGATCCGTGACCTCGTCATCCGTGAAGTGGAGCTGTACCAAGACCTCTCAGACGAGGTCAAGCTGCACATCCACCATAAGACGAACGACACCGCAGTCGAGCTGTTCACCTGGGTGCACTGGGACGGTAAGCAGTACGTTGAAGACCAGTGGGTTGGTGACGTGAAGCTGCCCACCCCGTTCAGCCGCACGTTCAAGGCTGACGAACTCCCGTACCTCGTGCTCAACTGGAACTTGGCTGACGGGAAGAACTACGGCACCGGCTTGGTCGAGGACTACTGGCGGGACTTCTCCGCGCTGTCTGCTCTCGGGCAGGCAGGGACCGACGGCGCTGTGGGGTGTGCGCAAAACCGCGTGCTTGTCGATCCGGGTAGCACCCTCAAGGTCGAGGACTTCAACCGCACCGTCAACAACGAGGCGGTGGCGGGTACCCCGGACAACGTGGCCAACCTCACCCTTGGCAATCCCCAAGGTGTTCAGATCACCCTGAGCCAGTTCGAGAACATCGAGCGCCGGGTCAAGGCCGCGTTCATGGTCACGTCCGCAGTGCAGCGCAATGCCGAGCGGGTCACCGCCTACGAGCTGCGCCTCATGGCCAACGAGCTGGACACCCAGCACGGCGGCACGTACTCCGCGATGGCTACCACCCTGCAGCCGTTCATCGCCAAGTGGTGCCTGCGGCAGGCCAAGGTGGACACCGAGCTGTTCTCCGATGTCCGCATCGTCACAGGTGCAGACGCCTTGGGCCGGGCCGGGGATGTGGACAACGTCCGCCTTGCCTTCGAGGATCTTGCCAGTGCGTCCACCCTACCCGAGGAAGTGCGTACCCGGCTTGACTGGGACAAGCTCATCAAGTTCATCGGCGACGGACGACAAACCCCACTGTCGGACTTCATCCTGACGCAAGCCCAGCAACAAAGCAACACCGCAGCAGGCATCGAAGCCAACGCTGCAAACACCTTCGCAACCACCGCCGCCGAACAAGCGGCCATGCCCAATGTCTGACGCCACCAACACCACGATTGAACAGCTACCCGGTACCACCCAGGAATCGCAACCCTCGGGTGTCATCGCCCCACCCGCTGACCAGCTGCCCGAGCCGACCAAGCAGGAAGCCACGCCGCCTGCGGGCAATGCCCCCGAGGTCAAAGAGCCGGTCGTGGTTCAGTTCGAGCCTACCGGCAACCCCGCGCTTGACCTGACGCTGGGTTTCCTGGGCAAGCTGGGCTTTGACTCGGACCACGCTGCCATGAAGCTGGCCGACACCGGCGACTTCTCCCTGCTCAAGGCCGAGCTGGCCCTGATGGGTGACAAGGCGAAAGGCTGGGAGCAGGTCATCGCCGTGGGTGAACAAGCCTTCGCCACTGTGCGTGAGCAGCACGAGGCCCAACGCAAGGTGGACCGTGAGAACATCGTCAACGCCGCAGGTGGTGAGGACGCATGGAACGAGGTCAAGACCTGGGCAGCTACTGCTGTGGACGACAAGCAGCGCGGCATCATCAACCGTGCTTTGGGTGAAGGTGGGCTCGTGGCCGAAGCAATGGCCGCGTACCTCGCCAACCAGTACAACAGCTTCAAGTCGGGCCAGCCCCAAGGCAAGGCGGTTGTTGATCCCACGTCGCCGGTTGGTGGCGGAACCGCTATCAACGGCCCGCTCACCGCACAGCAGTTCCGCGAGGAATCCAGCAAGCTGCAAGCCAAGCTGGGGTACAACTACTACGACTCGGCTGAGTACCGCGCACTGCAGGATCGCCGTCGTGCAGGCATGACGCTAGGCTCCTGATCCAGTACCCTTAATCACATACAAACCTGTCTTAGGAAAGACTCATGCCCATCATCACCACGACCCCGGTTCGTCCCGGTCAAGAAGGCGGCACCGGCCGTGTTGACGCTCTGCACATCGAGGAGTTCACCAACGCGGTGCACGGTACCATCGAACGCAAGTCCATCCTTGCTCCCTGGATCCCGACCCGCTCGGTCCAAGGTACCTCCGTCCTGCAGTCCTACGCCATCGGTGAGACCACGCTGCAGAAGCTGGTCCCCGGCCAAGCTCCCGACGGCACTGGTGCCAAGTTCGGCAAGAACACCCTGACCGTGGACACCGTGGTCCTGGGTCGCAACATCGTGCCCCTGCTGGAAGACTTCCAGACCAAGTACAGCGCCCGTCAACTGCTCGGCCAGGAGCAAGGCAAGAAGCACGCCAAGTTCAAGGACCAAGCGTTCTTCATCCAAGCTGTCAAGGCCGCACTGCTGACCGACACCAAGTACGCTGGCGTCTCCGGCGCTGGTCACACTGGTGCCAACCAGACCACGATGGCCTCTGCTTCGGACGACCAAGACCCGTCCCTGCTGTACGACTACATCGGTCAGCAAGTGGTCAAGTTCCAGAACAAGGACATCGACCCGGCCACCGAAGACATGATGATCGCTGTCAAGCCTGCGACCTTCATGACCCTGCTGCAGAACGAGTGGCTCATCAACCAGACCTACAAGACGGCCGCCGGTACCTCGGTCGAAGGCTTCGTGCTGAAGACCTACGGCATCCCGGTGATCCAGTCCACGAACTTCGTGGGCGGCGAGACCATCTCGGGTCACTACCTGTCGAACGCCGACAACGCCAACGCCTACGACGGCGACTTCAGCAAGGTCGTGGCAGGCTTCTTCTCGCCGATGGCCCTGATGGCCGGTGAGACCATCCCGCTGACCACCAACGTGTGGTTCAACGACCTGGACAAGCAGTGGTACATTGACTCGTGGACCAGCTTCGCTGTCGGTCCCGACCGTGCCGAGTACTCCGGCGTCATCCTCAAGCCCTGATCCTTCAGGCCCGGCCCTGCGCACCTTCGGGTGTGTGGGGCCTTTTTCTTTTTACGCGCGTGTATGCAGAAGCTCGACGTTATCAATGCGATGCTGGCCTCAATGGGTCAAGCCTCCCTCAACTCGCTCACCGAAGCGAACTCCTTCAAAGACACAGGTCTCAACAATTTGGATCTGTGCCAGCGACGAATTCTCAGCCGAGGTTTCTGGTTCAACGTCGAGGAACGCCAACTCACGCCGGACCTTGCCGGTGAG